GTTCAAAGCGCCAGTGACTTCACCCAAATCTGGATGAACTTTGAAGGATCTTTTGAGAAACACAGCATCTTCCAATGATATGAGTCCTGGGGGGCCATCCTTCAGACCCGAGGTGTGTACGAAGCCGAGCTGCTCTTGAATTTTCGTCATAGCTCTCAGCAGCTTGGTCCCCATCTCGTTGGCACGTTCCTCCGTATACTCTCCTGGGACAATCTCAGACAGATCAATCCTAGCAATGTAATCATCTCCCATCACCTTAGTGCGAAATGCTGCAAAGTATCTCATGTCAATCTTGAGACGTTTTGCTGCGATGATATCGTTGGAAATATTTACCATTCCGTTACAGAACAAGGTCGCGATCCATCCAGAGGTTAGAGCTTTCGTCATGAAAAAATAGTCACCGTTGAGAGTACAAAGTTTGCTACACAGTGACAACACCAAGTGTTCCGTAATGCGCGCTTCTTTATATGTGTACCCTACCAGCACGCCTACTCCAAATAAAAACTTGGCAAGAGCTGCAAAACACGACGCATCCTGGCTAAAGTCGAAGGCTTTGCCATCCTTGTCAACTACCACGTGAGAATTGCTAGTAGGTTTTAGCCACTCGTACAGATCTTTCCAAGCCCTACTAGCAGCATTCATGTTAGAACACATAAATTCAAAGTAAAACTCACAAATCTTGATAAGTGGTAATAGATACATCCTGGATAAACAGTTGTAATTGAAATCGAGAAGCGCAAAGAGTCGTACCTTAGCTACATCAACTTTGTCTTTTGGTCTCACTTCATCTTTGTGAATAAATTCTACAAATACGTTAATAGGACCTTCTTCCAAAATCTTGTGCATCTCGGCTAATTCCTTGTATGCTTCTTGATCGAACTTGTAGCTGTCAGAGCCCGGAATCTTAGAAAATAAGTCGTACTTATCTCTATATCCCTTCATCCTGTATAGCATTCCTTTCATCTCGGGAAACATGATCATACCTAGGGAAGTGTTGAAAGCCATTCTTTCAATACCTTGAGATTCACATCCAAAGAAGGCCTCACTCAGCTTGAGAGGTCTTGCCTTGGGTTGTGCATCTTCTGGTACATAATATGCCCAGCACATTCTCATAGCTTCCAACCTCTCAGACACACTTCCGTCATTATTCATGTTAATCTGAGCAGTGCTATGTCTCCAAGAGCTATGGAACGTGCCATCGGACACTGTACGCGTAGTATATGGTTTAGAAAGAGGTACTGAAATACGTTTTTCAAAATGACTAAACACAGGAGTCTTCATGATACTAGATGAAAATTTGTTGGTCACAGGACTCGTTCCTATTAACTCAACGTATTTGCTTTCACGCGTAACTACTAATGAATTGTCAGGTGGAGGTCCAAATGTTATCTTGTTCCTCAATTTGTCGAGCATTACAGTGCTTTGTGGGGTTACCGAGAAATCTTCGTCTCGTAAGGGATAGAAGAACACGTGCTTATCTGCCATTCTACCGAAGAACACTCCGATAATGGCCACACCCTTAGATACCTTACACCAGCAGACCATTCCGCAATCTCCAGCTGTTCCTGATATGTCACTCACGTTAGAAACTGATGCGAAAATGTCATCTCCTTGTACCGTGGCTTTAGTCAGAACTGTAGCGCTCTCACGCCTCAACCAATAGGCAGAACATTCAAATGGTTTATCATATGGAATCAAATGTCGTGTGAGATCATTCATCTGCTTGTGGTGAGGCATGGTTACTTTTGCTATTTGTCCTTTCAGCACGATATCGTTATACCTACCATCCGTATTTGGATAAAACTTGGTATATCTGTCTTCGTCCATCATAACAAGAAAGTATTTCACGTCCGGAGCAATTGTATCTCCTTTATCGTTGGTTTTGATATGTTTAAATGCATGAGAAACTGTGATAGCATCGATCTGGTTTAGCCATGTGAAGTGTACAGTATCAATTTCTACGTTTCCTTTCTTTCTAACCGTTGTAACGGTCATCTTGAAAGTATTTCTACTGACTCTACGAGGCATAGTAGCCAATGTAGTGCCCACATCAGAAACTTTAACTGCGGGTACAGAACGTTGCCACTCGGTTTTGTTATCCTCTTTTCGTGGATAGTCGTAATTGGGCATATCCTCAAATTGATCCATAGTGGACAAATCCGTATTTGAAGCCGTAGGGACTGTAAACATGCCGAATGAGGTGCGAGCCCTCTTCGTCTTGTCTATTATCGTCTCGTCTCTCTCCGAATCTTCTTCTTCAAAGGTATCACTCTCCAGAATAATATCATCATAATCAAAGACGAAATTCCCGGCCTGTTCCACTTTCTTCGTTTTCTTCGGAACTTGAATCTTCGGAACATGTGGCGTATTGGATGGCTTGTCATCATCTTCTGATTTATCACCGTCCATTACCCACTGGTAAAATGCCAGAGCAAGTACTCCAGAAGCGGCGAGCGCTAGAAGAGTGGACGCGTTTTGATCAATTTTTTGTCTCAACGTAGTAGTCTTCCTCTTCAAGAAGATATATATTGCCATGTTCAAAACGAACTCGGGCACCATAGG